TCTAATGCAAATGCTTTTTCGTATATGTATATTTAGTTGGAGTCGAAAGTTAGATTCGTTGAATCCTTACTGTATACAGTAGAATCAAATGTATCATCAAAGATAACTGGTGCACCTGCTGGAACGGTGTTACTAACAATAGCAGTCACGATTCCCACTGCAGGAGGTGCAGAGAATGTAACTGTTGGAGGTGCTGTGTATCCACCACCAGAACTTGTTACTGTGATTACACCAACAATTCCATCAGCGATTACCGTTGTTGCAGCAGCACCAACACCTCCACCACCAACAAATGCAACTTCTGGTGCTACAGTGTAACCAAATCCGGGATTTGTGAGTAGAACTTGCTGTACTCTAGACTTGTCTGGATTGGGTTTACATAGATCAACAATCCCATCAATCATTGTGGCGATACCAACAGCAGTTCCTATACCAGGAGCAGCAGAGAATAGAATTGATGGAGTAGATGTGAATCCACCACCTCTATTAGTTAGAGTGACCTTTCTTATACCATCGTTAACAATTCCAGTATAAGCAGATGCTGTGCTACCAATACCAGTTAGAGTTAAATCTAAACTAAATCCAGTATCAATTGTAATATCATCAATATCATCAATTCCAGTATCAATAACCTCATCACCAATTCTGAATAGTGAGCAGGTTAATTCATAAGTATAATTCTTCTTTAATTGATAGAAAGGTTTTTCATGCTCAACATACTTAATTTCAAATAGTTTATCACCAAGTGGAAACCAAATCAAGTCTCCTTCCTTGGGTCTATCTGATAATTTTATATTGGGTTTATTCTTAGTTAATGGAGCGATATAGTTCTCAAAACGCTCTCTAGAAATTGTAAGAGTTAAATCGTCTATCTCTTGAATACCAAATTTAGAAAGTATTGTTCCTTGATTTCCATATCCTTCAAATGTATTGACATACGCTTCAATGGGATATGAGTCATTGAACTCAGACTCAATAACTTCTCGTATTACAGTTGCTTCCGTTGCATAGGTTCTTGGTAGATAATAAACATCTATACCATGTATTTGAATGGTTTCATTTATTAATTCTTGAACAAGTGATTGTTCATTTCTAGAACCTTGTAGGAAAAACGGGTTGAGCATGTCCTTATCCGATCATGTCTAGGGGTGGAAGTTCATAAGTATTAGACATCTGTTCCATTATTGCATCAATTTCTCTTTGTCCATCATCGTATAGTTGTCTCCCGTTTAGTTGAACTCCACCAGGAAGAGAAACACCTTGGAACTTGATTAAATTTTGTCCCCATTGCTTCTTAACTAGAGAAGTGACATACTTTTTCAAGAATGAGTCATTCCAAACTTGATCATAATCACTTGGATCTAACTGTCTCCAACAATCAATAATGAGGTACTGTCCTTCTGTCAATGCACTCCAGTCAATATCCAAATACAACCTATCTTGTCTCTTATTGAATCTAATTTGTTTTTGAGTAGTGAGCAAGAAATCAAGATCTTCAAGATAAGTCTTGGTCATTGCATAAGTTAATAGTTCAACTGAACTGAAATAATAAATGTCATTCAAGAACAACTGATATTTGATACTGAACATTCCACTAGCAATGGAATTTGTTCCTTCAAATAAGAATAATTTATTTACGCCAATAATATGACTTGGGACTTGAATATAATTACTATTTTCTTCAAAGTTGAAGTCTACAGAATTAGTACTAATTCCAGAGGATGCAGGAGCAGTCCCTGTACTAGTAACAATACCAACAGCATTATTACCTCCTCTACTTCTTCCCCTAGCGATATCATCAGCAGTGACTTTATACTTCAAGAAAGTTTGGTATACACCATCAAAGTGTCGTTCTTGGAAAAATTGTATAGCATCATCAACTAAATCATCAATTTGCTCTGCAGCAACATTAACCTCCAAAACTGGAGCACCAAGTTTCCTTAGCGCATAATCAACTAGTTCTTGTCGGGAAGTTGGAATTGCCATTTTCTTTATCTACTATACTATGTAGGTTTATTTGCAATTTTTAACAATAGATTTTTTATTTCACTAATTTCATTCTTAACATCACTCAATTCGGATCTCAATGTTTCCATTTTCTCCTCTTCATTTTGTTGATGTTCCCTCTGCTTAATGTATGTATTATACGCATTAGAATCAGTATTCAGAATCGCATGTGAGGACTTTTCCCGAACTAAGTTTGGGTGACCATTCACTTTTATATGTTTTTGATCTTCCATTATGCAAGTGCGATTGCACTAATCTCTTTGATTCTTGGAGGATATGCTTGGTTAGTACTATTACCAATCACCTTAATACTAAAGTATTTGAATGATGGTAAATCATCAATGGTAAATTCATAATCTCTAAATGGCACATTCTCAGATTCTAATACATCAGTCTTGACATATGACGTATCTGGTTTTCCATTATTATTTGCATCATTAATGATATTTCCATTCAGATCTATATTATCATATCCTGGGAAAGGATAGTAAACTGGATCATCTTCGCGAGAGTTGGAGATTGAATATAGAACTCTAACATCAGACAAGATATTAATATATGCTGCAAACCTTACTTTCAGAGATGTTGCGTTAAACTCTAGACTTACATCATCAGTAACATATGTAAACGCTGATGGGTCTCCATCGATGGTGGAAACTCTATCATCGGTTGCAAAGTTAGTAACCGCGTTATTAACTCTATTACTCACGAAGATACAAGAAATTCTATCCAGATCAATCATTGGAGACAATAGAGTATTCTCTGTCGTTAGATCAAGAGTCATTGTGAATGACTTCTTACCTGGGAATGCCTCATTAGTGAGTTTATTAGTCTCATTGACTTTAGATGCAACAATTCTAGCATCAGAAAGATAATTATCCTCATTTAATTTAACATTATCAAATCCTTTATCAATGAAGGATGCTTCAGAGGAATTCATACTAGTTCCTGAAATCGTTCTAACTGCTGCAGTTACATTAGTACCATTAACTAGAACATACTGGACATTTGGATGAACGAGTTCAAATGGAATGTTCTGAGAAGCAAGAATATTAGATCCACCAGTAGACTTGGTATTAGTCAGATATAGTTTTGGATATGTGGTTCCAACACTTCTATTAACACCATTATTTGCCATGTCAATCTTAATATAATAATAATCTAGTCCGATTGGATTAGAGATGGTTGCATCACTCAAATCGTGCTCCTTATTAATTCTTCTGAGTGACACTCCAGAGTTCTCATACTTAAATACACGATCGCCAGACTTATAAGAGAATGATTTAGTTGAATCAATTCCTCTACTAATTCCAGTTAGATTGTTTCCACTGGTTCCGGTGTAAGAAATAATTTCACCATCAATAATAATATAACCAATATTAGTTGCATCTACAGTTTGACCTTCAAAGATGTTGAATCCAGTTGTATTTGTAAGAGCAATATCTGAAGTTGAAGTATTGGAGTAATCTGCATCTAGAGTAGTTGGGAGACTATCTGAGGTAACATCAGTAATATCAACAAGGTTAAATTGTGAATGCATTCCATGATTTTGATGGATAATCTTCATATGAAGTCCATCACTATTATCTTCAATTGAAGTAATCATTACATTTCCACCAGCACCACTATTGAGTGTGGTTAGTGCTCCAGAACCATTTTCGTATTGTAGGAACTTAGTTCCACTGATTTCAAAATCACCAACAACATTATCAATGATTAATTCATTATTAGAAAATAGTTCACCGACTGTTAGTTGTAGATTTCTACCCAAACTACTGGATCCAAGATCACCAATAGTGACAACATCACCAACTCTATATCCAGTACCACCATTGTTTATTGTTGCACCGACTGCAACACCGTTGGTAACAGCAATGTTTGCTGTTCCATTTCTACCCTTTCCACTAATTGCAATTAGAGGAATACTATTAAAGGTCAGTGATCCACTGGAAGGAGTATATCCAACTCCAGCGTTGGTAATCGATAAAGTTCCAACCGCAGATCCCGCAGTTCCAACATAATTACCAAAAGCAGTGTTGCTACTTTGTTTGATTGTATTACCAAGAACAAGACCCGCATCTTGAACAGTGGTTCCAAGACCGACTCTAATTTCTTTAGATGCTGCGATTACTGAATTGGATCCCAACTTAATTACCTGTGAATTTCCAAGATTGAGTTCTGGGTTATAGAAGGTAATATTTCCTGCAGTGCTAGTAAACTTAGCATTGCGTAAAGTGAACTTAAGATCCTCATATTGACTTGGTGTCCAAGTAGAACCATTCTGTGATTTAAATAGAGATCCAAGGTTAGGTTGTTCAGTTACAACAATCTGCTGAGATTCGGGTCCAGAAGCAGTTGTAATATCAACTTCACCAAGTCTAGAGATGAATACGGTATACTCTTTAGAATTGGATAGTAATACTAGAGCATATTCAGTTTGTGGATTTAGATAAACGGGAGATTCAAATGTAATTGTTGTTGGTACAGAAGCATCATCGGATAGACTGATGTCATCTGGATTTATGACCACTCTTGAGAATGGTAGAACTTCTTCAGTTGGTAGACCAAGAGAAACTGTTCTAATCTCAAAGATTGCTGGGAGATTGGCATCCTTTTTACCAAAGAACACATCACAACTAGTAACCAATGCACCATCTTCACTAGTTAAGAATGTTTGTGCAAGAGGGTCACATCTTCTTGCTCTTCTTAAAGTCCTTTCTGCTGCAACAGATTGTGTTGAGAACTCTGCACTTCTAGTGGATACAATTTTTTCCTGTACGTTTTGCAGTGTTCCTCTAGATGTAAATGTAGTTTCTGCAGTTGACCCGGTTGGATCATATGCAGTGCTATTTGTAGAACTTGAAGTTAGAATAAATTGAGACTCACCAGTCTCAAAATCTGGATTAGTTGGTAAATTTGGATCAGGAATAAACATTGATCCAATTACTACACCAATCTCATCCGTTACCAATTGAACATCAGATACAGTTGCTTCTGCACCACTTGTTTGTCCCTGTAAGATATAATTTTTCCTCAAGAATCCATAGAAACTACCAACTGCTTGCTCTTGCAGTGAGAAAGTGTCAATGTTGATTGTGCTAGAAGTTGGAGAGTAATTAGCAGCAATTTTGGTATTTCTGTCGTATGGATTTGTGGTGAAAATATCTGTTGCAATAGTAATGTCACCATATTTGTGATTAGACTTTGCAGTCTTAAATTTCATAGTTACAGTCTTTGCTGCATCATTTTTTCTGACAACAACAGTTTCACCAATATTGAAAGTTCCAGAGACCATCTGAATCTGTACTAATTTTGGTACAGAGAACTTAGACATATCCACTTCAGCAAAGAATGGATATAGTCTGGTAAGAGGTCTTTGTCCTTTTGAAGTGAATTCAATATTTCTGGACCTCATGGTGGTGATGACTTCTGTGCTAACCACAGAATCTCCCTGAGACTGATTAGTAACTTTTTCAGTTAATACAGTTTGCTCACCCTCTCTTCTTTGTCTAGTTTCGGTAACTCGTAATCTCCTAGATGGTCTTGTAGTTCTAGACCAAAGAGTATTCCAGGATCCCCATTTGACTGGACCTAATCCATTTTGATCGAAACCACCTTCAAGTTGAAGTTGTTGTTTTACGGAAGTATAGTTATCAACTTCAATAATATTTGGTTTTAATCTATTTGTATCAATCCAAGTATCACTTTCTGGAATTAATTCAATAGTTCCCTCATATGCAATAACCAAGAATGGAGTTACACTTTCTTGTCTAGTGGCAAATGGTTGACTACGATAGACTTCTTGATCATAATCAAGCGTGATCATTCTTCCAGTACGCTTAATACCATTTGCAACTAAATCAGAATCAGCAATTGTTGAAATATCTGCATTTGGATTGGATGTAGTACCAATACCAATAATGCTACTAGATCCAATTAATAGATCTACAGAAGTACAATAGTGAGATGGTCTTAACTCTCTTTTTTCTGTATCGACAGAGTTTTTAACAGCATGATTCTTATTCTGGATGTCATTACTAGTAAAATTATCAACTAAGAATCCAGATTTAAATCTATTTTTTCCAGATGAATCTTGAATTTGTAGAGATTCAGTTTTTACTTCAAGTAAAGATAGTGTAGTGTAGAATTCTAAGTTAGAAATTCTATTTTCAAGTGCTGCAATATCTTTCATACGATATCGCTTATGTTCTGTTAGGAGTATTCTTGCATCCTCAACATTACACAAGTATGGTGGAAGTGATACGACGGCAACTTCCATTGCATTGTCAATATTGGCGGGTTCAATTGGATCGACTGATGGTTCACCTTCAACAATTTGGAACTTGCCTTGTCTATCTAAGAATACTTTGTCAATTCTTCCAAGATAATGTGATATTGTAGATACAATAGATTCATCCGATGCTAAAATATTTCTAGCAGTTCCCACGGAAGAGAAAGTTCTACCATAGAATTCGAATGGTGATCTGGTATTTACTGCAGGAGTATACTCCGCTACTCTTGGTCTGATGTCAATAATATCATGGTTTGAGATATCTCTAATCTTTGGAATATCACAGTAATCATACTGAACATATGAATTTGCTGTTACAAAATCTCCAGTATCCGAATCATCAATAGAACCATGCTCAAAAATAATTTTTAATCTTTTTGTTGCTGGAGAAGCATCATCTGCTCTTACAATTTTAGAATAATCATATATGGTGTCCTTATAGTTAGACTCTAAGGTATAATTATTTGTGATATTATTATCACCCAAAGTAATAGCATTAACTTGCCCATTGACTCCGGAACGATCAAAATCCACAAACTCATCGTACTCAAACCTAGACTCATTCAAATAAACAACACTAATTGTTAGTGCATCAATTTTCTCAGCATAAACCGCTACAGCATCTGAGTTTCTTCCGGTAATCTTTTCACCGATAATCATATCATCAGTGGTTGCATTAGGACCACTGAGGGCAGTCAGTCCAATTCTTTCTAGATCTGGATCCGTTTCATCCGAAGACTCAATAACTGCTATTAGTTTTGATGCATCTGGATGATTGAGTGAAATTTCTGCGTCTTGTACTCTAGTTCCATATGGATAGTTTCCATATGTGAGTCCATCACCCAATGTAGTTGATCCAATACCAGAAGATCCTCTCGCTGACTTATCAACAATAATGGTCTTAATGATATTTCTATTCTTAATTTTTGCCTTAAGATTAGTTTTTGTTAGAGTTGCAATAAGTTTAGAATTACTATCATCTGTCCCCAAACCATCAATAACTAAAGTTGATCCACCACCAGAAATGGTAAACTTATCTGAGGTCAATACTTCGTTAGTACCATCACTTCTAGTTAAGACATATCTTTCCTCATCAAATGGTAAGAAGGTCTCATTTAAACCAGCAGAAATGCTTCCAGTAGCATTTCCAGTAATGGATACAGAGAATTCTTTTCTAATTACTGCGGTTGCACCAGTAAGATCAACATCAGAAACATATTCCTGAGGCAACTTGGTGAATAGTGTATCATCAGAAGATGGATTGAATTCTGTTGAAAGAATTTTAAAGTCTGATGGCGTTATATTAGATGTTGGCAAATCACCATTGCAAACACCTCCTACATCTTCTACTGCTACAATGTTTGCAGTCTTATTCCCAATACTAGAAATTCTTCCAAAAGATGGTAGTGTTTCACCAGGATCGGAATAGGATACAATATCACCAACCTTTGCTTTAGAACTGAATTGGAAGGAACTGGAAGTCACAATACCAGCAGTAGATACTTGAACCGAACCCACTTCAATTACTGGAACTTGCTTCACGTCTGCAGTAAAGGTGGAAGCAGATCCAACAATACCATAAACAGATTTTACATCAGATATAGAGTGCTCTACAAGGGATGTACTAGTTCTAGTTTCATCAGTAGAATCAAATTCAAGGCGTTCTCCCGCTAGGAATCTTCCTTTGATTTCATATGCGGTAACAATGCCACTATTTGATGCTTCATATCTTAGGAATCCAACTGCACCACTAGATTTTCCAATAATTCTAGTTGGGATAGACAGACTAACATTTTGATTTATAGTTAGATCAGTATATGGTTGAATATCAAATAGGGAGATATCGAAAACATTACTATCTGGAAGTGCGGAATCGTATGATCCAGACTCTAAAGCAAAGTCATATACTCTCGCAACGCCGATCTCTTTTCCTACCTGTGCTGTTTGATCAGATCCAACTCTCTCACTACGGAGACTTATAATTGTTGGGGAAGCAATATCTAGTTTTGGAGATCCATATACTCTGTTTAATGATAGTGTTGATCCAGTGAAGTAATTGGTACTTTGATCACTTACCGTTCTGATAGTTCTTGGTTTTGGAAAGTCAATGAGTGAAGTTGCATTCTTAGGAATCTCAAATCCTCTTACATATGCCTTACCTGGGGAGATTTTATATGTCGCTAAATCATCCGTTGGGACATTATTTTGTGTAGTTAACTGTCCAGCATTAAAGATACCACCATTTCCAAGTAAGTCATTAAGCGTTTCCTTAGCAACAATATTAAATGGTTTTACATAGTAATTTCCGGATTCATCATAAGTTCTTCTCGCTAATTCTTCAGCAATAGGAGAAAATGTATTAGATGAATTATCAACAATAACCCCATTACGGAGTTCAAATAGTTGAACGAAACTAGGATACTCATCACTAGTTACGGATTTCTTTACTAAAGTAGTAGAAATTTTAAATCTGTCTGCTCCAGGTGCGGAGAAGTTATTAAACCCTCTGGCATTATCTGATAGTGATGAATCATCGTCTGCAGTGACGACAGACTCAACAACTTCTAGACCAACTTTGTATGTTGGTGTATTACCATGAGGATCTAGAATTAGAGTCTGGTCGTAAACTTGAACGAAGTTTCCTCTGATATAATATACACCTTCACTAAGAATTACTGCAGATCCAGTAGTTGACGCATTATTATTAATAGTGCTTGCAAATCCCTGTCCAGAATCAATGACTATAGATGAAGTAGATATTCCATCTTCGAGAAGTAAAACTTCATTGTCAGCAAAAACTTCTGCACCTGCAGCACCAGTTTCAAGATAATTAATATAAAAAGTTATAGTATTTCTTTCTGCTCTTTCATCAAGATAATATGAAATAGATGCAGTAACTCCAGAATTTTGTCCCTTTATAACCTTCCCAACAAGATCTTGCCCATAAGTGGACACAAGAACCCCCAAAAACTCAGGTTCTACTTCTACAGCAAATAAATCCTGAATATAATTGGTGGCACCAGGAATAATTACCTGACCCTCTTTAAAGAAATAATCACCAAACTGCTCAGTTTGATTCTGAAGAATAGTTTGTAAGGTGGTTAGTTCTCTGGATTGAATTGGATATCCAGGTTTGAACAAGACCTGATAAAAATTCTTGCTAGAATCAAAGTCGTCAAAATATGGTGATACGTTTAGATTAGTTTCCTTAGGCATAATTCTTTAAAATTGCAAGATTATCTTGATATCCTCTTTTTGGTTGGCAGATCTTGTAATTGACGTTCTGTTGTCGATGTGGATTATCTCACCAGAATACTGTTTAGCTTCAGGATTCGCTAATCCCTTGACAAAACTCTGTCCCAAGTAGTATGTCCTATTATTTATTACAGTACTTATACCCGGATTACTGACAGTGCCAAAGTCTGTATCAATTTCTAAATTATTTGTTCCACCCTCAACTGTGATGAAACTTCCGTCAGAGGCACTGAAAGAATTCAGAGAATAACCATAAGTTGGATTAATAATCTGACCTGCAGTATTAATTCCAGCAACAGTTCTATCTTGCCAATACTTTAGAACTCCAGTAGTATTATCATAAGATACGACTCTACCAACAGCGGTAGTCCCAACACCGACTGTTTGAGTAATTAAAGAATTATTAGTGAAAGATGTAGTTTGATATAGGTCTCTGTTACCAGAAGGACCTTTTAAAAATACTGCACGAACACCACTTGCCTTATCCAGAGTCAGTAACGATGTTGAATCATATGCCTGTGGATTCTGTACAACTCCGACTCTTGCGATCTTATTACCAATGGTAAAGTCTGGGTTCTCGGTGTCATTCTCAATTCTTGAATAAAGGAGAACATTTTTTGCACCAAGTTCGCGATAAATGTCATATCCGTGTCCTATTGATGGTGGAATAATAACATTAAATGTTGGATCTGTTCCCGCTGTTGGGAAAGATCCAGTCTTTCTTAAATCAACAACTCCGAATGTATATCCAGATCCACCACTAGTTACAGTGATAGATTCAACTTTAGAATCATTATTGGTAACAATTGTACACTTTGCACCAGTTCCGTCTCCACTGATGGGGATGTCTGTATATACTCTGTTTCTTACACCAACACTCTCACCACGGTTGGTGATAGTAATCACTTTAATCTGGCCACCAGTGCTGGCATGATTTCTGATTTGATCGTAGTTAGTGTTAGTAAACCAATCCTTTGGAACTGGAATAAAGTTAATTGACTCAAACTTGATAATTTCTGATGGTTTCAAAGTATAAAGATACTTCCAGATATATCCATCTCCACTACCACCTGCTGCTCTTGGATCAAGGTCGGTATGAACAGGTTCATCTAGTGATGGTTTTCCAGAAGGATTTTCTGGGTCTACACCATTTCTTAGACAGATGTAAACTCTGAAATCGCTATTCAGAACATAATAAGGAGCACTATAGAGATTAGTTACATCTGATGGTTTAGATAAATTATCTCTGTTAATGTCTGGTCTGTACATGTCATATACAGTTCCAGATTGCCACGAATACTTTCTAATAGAAAGTTGAACGTCATCGGAGTTAATTTTCTTAAGAGCAATAATGGTATCCCATACCTTATTCTCTTCATCAAAGCAATCCTTGGGTGCTGGAGGACCAGATTCCCAATTATTGTTCAAATCTGTTGGATTTGGTAGACCAATAAAGGTATAGTAAGAATTCGTAGAAGATTCAACTTCTGCTACGAAATCTCTTGCTTTTTGTATCCTAAACTGGTTTGTTATAATTGCTGACATCGATTTTTATCCAGAGGATTGCCAATTATTAAGTGTGTATTTATTTATTAGGTTAAATCTATGGTACTAAGAATTTTAGAGGTTTCATTCTTCTCACAACTGGGGAAGTATCAATTCCCACGATACCTTGTGAGAAGTATGCAGGAAATTCATTCGCTTCCTCTCTAAATGTGATATCAATTTGGCCCCAACTATATGCACCGTAAAAATCACCAAACTTTGGCATAGTGGCGTCAATGAAAGTATCACATTTAACGAAAACTCGTTTCACAGCAGTAGAACCAATTCCAGTAACGGTACCAGTTTCAGTAGTTGCCTGGAGAACTTGATAAATGTTATCAATTGCTTCTGTACCAACACCAATGTTACTATTGTCATTTCTAAATGATGTTGTTCCAGTTGATGGACCAGAATTAGATCCTTTAACAACCAAATAATCTTCAAATTCCAATGTGCTTACAGTTTTTGCTGTTCCAATAACATTGGTATCCCTAAATCTAGAATCCATTGGGATGAATGTATCTAGGAATATACCAAAGTTTGCACCAACAAATCCGGTTCTAATTCCAACAATATTTCCAAAGTCGCCATCATAAACACACTTGATTGCTTTCTCGTGCTTCACTGCAACATCAAAAGCAACAGGAGTTGAGTCAATGATTTCTACAATCTTCTGTTCCTTATCATCAATGTCTTCTTCATCATTATCAAAGAAAGTTCTTACACTATCTACATATGCTTGAGTTGATCCAGTCGTAATTGGTTGAATTAGGTTTGCAACCGCACTAAGTTGTGGTTCTAATCCAACTCTATTTTTAGCAACTGATACGCCATCAATGAATACATCTTCCCTTTGTTTTATCCATGATACTGGACGTTGTAGACTTGGATTGTCCACAACCCCAGCACCATCATAGACATTAGTTTCAATAACGTCTGGTGCAAGAATATTATAAACTGTACGATCATCTTCTATGAGACTTGGCGTATCACTATTAACTTGTACATTATCACCACGTTTAATTGTTTCTAGGATGTCAATATCCTTGACATCTAGATCGGGAGTTCCTCTGTAGAATAGTGCTTTAAACGTATCTCCTACTCTTGGTGGTTCAGAGAATAGAATAGTACTACCATTGGAAAATTCATATGCAACATCTGGTTCTTGTAAAACATCATTAACAAAGACAAGAAGTACAAATTTAGTATCAACTAAACTTCCACTTCTAGCAATAATTGCAAATCTTTCACCGTCTTTAGTTAAGTTGAATCTCGTTTTTACACCATTAAATTCATCACTAATATCATCTAAAGGTTGTAGTTGTCCAGGCCACCATGAAGCAAACTTATCAACATAAGTTTCATCAACATCCAGTTCAAAATCATTAAATGTTGCCGAGTATGTTGGTATTCCAGTAACTCCCCCAACTTCAACTGTTAATTTGTCTCCTGGTAGATATGAGTATCCTTGATTTCTGAGATCAAATTCAATTATACTAGTTCCGGCACCCACAACAATATCAACCTTAGACGAAACTCCATTACCAGAGTTACCATGGGCATAGATTAAATCTAAATTGACATAAGAATTTGGATCATCAAATACTACTTCCGGGGGATTACTGGAGGTGTATCCAGTTCCTGGACTTGTAATAGCGACACTGACAACGTGTCCTCCGGAAACAACAGCAGTACCAATGTTAAAGATATTTGGAATACCTGCACTGTAAGTTTGAACCCCAACATTAACAACTTGAAGTGCTGCACGATATCCCGATCCAGTATTACCAATACTAACTGAAGATATAGTACCTAGACCAGAAATAATAGCAGTACCACCAGCAGAAACTAGTGGTTGATATCCCATACCAAATGTAGATGACGAAGATACAATTACACCACCTTTAGGGAATGGTGATCTATTGACATCATACTCCAATCCTGTTGCAATTCCAGTGAACTTAAGATCAGTTTTTGTTCCAGCACCATCTTCAATTAGATTGAAATTTTCTCCTGGTTGTTGAACAATATTATTAATCATCAACAGAGCATTGTAAGTAGAAATTCCAGTTACATCAGCGGCATCTGATTTTAATGTAAATGTAGATTGAATTCCAGTAAATTGCTCTGAAATATTGTCAAATAACTTATTACCATCATAAGTATGTACCGCACTATCATCATCAGCAGTTCTCATGAAGACTCTGCCTTGAAAGGTCGATTTAGTTTGAATGTCGGTACGATCTACTTCATCTGGATCATTGGCGTCTGTTTGTGGAACTGGTCCGTATGGAGGTTGAGAGAAATTAACTTGGTTTCTAACAATATTATAGTTACCAGTCATTTTGGTAACTTGTGTATCACTTGAGTGCCCAACAAGAACTGTTCCAAGTTGTGGTCTAATGACTGTTAGAGTATTTGCTTTAATTTTTGATACTCCAGCAATTTTCATGATCTCATCATCTACCTCAATGAGATCATTAGCATAAAAACCTGTTGCACTATCCAGAGTAATTGATTGGTCTGTTACATCAATGTCACCGAATAGATTTGATGTTCTTGAAGTTCCGACAACTGGTGCTTGAATAATGTTATCAATATCAACTAATGCTCTGGTATTTTGTTTTGTTGCATTAATATTATGAATAGTTGAAACACCAACAGATGTCAGATCCATTGGACGTGGGTTTGGTTTTGCTAAAGCATCTAATGCTGTAGCACATAGTTGAATCTTACTATCGCTCAATTTATAAACAAAACAAAATTCTGGTAGTTTTGTTGTTAATCCGATACCTGGAGAATTAGTTTGTGCTACACCAATATTATTATTGGTCTTACTGGTATCAGTAGAATCAGAATAATATTGAATTCTTTCGCCAGTAACATAATAGTGATTTGGCATCAAAATAGAATTGTTAGTCAAATCGACAATAGATGAGTTTGACCCATCAAATTCTCTTCTAAAGATTGGAAGATTTTTATGTGAAAGATTAAACTGTGTCCTAAATCTACCAGTTCCAGCATATCCAAATCTACTGATTCCACTTGTAATAGTACCATTACCAAAATCAACCAATTCAGGATATAGAGTATCTTCAAAGATAGTTTGTGCTATTCTAAAATATGAAACTTCAACATCTATGTTTGCATTTGGTGTGAATGTCAGATTCATACTACTGGATTTCACCACATCAAATGTTCCAAGGTCATCTAAAGGATTACCTGTAAACACTTCTGCAAATTCAAGTATATCAGCATCAATTGTAGTACATACAGTCGTTATTTCAGACATGTATACTCTATTATAAGTTAAATCTACTACCTGAACTACGTAATATGCTGATTGATATTTTTTAGCAATACTATCAATAATTGTAGCAGTCGGAGTTGCACTTGAAGCGATACTGACAGAACCACCTTCCAGTTCAGCATATTTTAACTGATATGGTTCATTGGCATTATTAATATTTGTTGATGTACTAGCAAGTGAAACTAAATTTACATTAATTTGATATGGTGTGTTATAACTTGCAACGGGAACAAACTTAAAGTCTACATCAGATCCATTTTGATCAATCTGAATGGTTCCAATTCCAATTCCATTAACTATGCCAGTTCCAGAAAATAATTTACCATAAGATGTTTCATAAACATCTGAACCCGTATTGATCAGTGAAATCTCTTCATAGTTGTTTTGATCATAACTATCTGAAGAAACCGATAGATGTATCTTATGTGAAGTATCTGTTGATGGCAATTTCAAGAACACATGCGTAGATATACCAGCAATGGTTCCAGATACTGTAGTATGATAGGTGCCTACTGATGCTGCACTAGCAAGACTAATTTCATTATCTAATGTGATATCTTGAACATTGTCAAATGTTGTAAATGCAAATGAGTAGTCGTTCTGTCTCCCATCATTAGATAAGAATTTTAAACTGCCCTCTCCGCCACTTTTTTCTACATCAAAATCACCAATATCATCCGAGGTAAAGACTTTACCATATTGATTCACAAAAACATCTGTAGCCCCAGGAGCATTCACTACTGATATGAGTTGAGATTGTCTTCTAACCTCAAACTTTTCGTCCCTTACGGATACGAGTATCTTTTTGTATATCGATTTATTTGCCATTTACCTTATAATGGGAATGATGTTACGACGTTTTGAACTGCACTATCATTAAACTCTGAACTAATATCATCAATATTAAGAACTCTATTTGAAATACATTCTGCAAAGTCTTGAAGAATTATAGAGTTAAAAATTAATTCATTTGACACTAATACGGAGTTAATTGTGAATGCAACTTCCGCTACCAAATCAAAATCAACGGTTTCTTCTAAATCAATTATACTTGATAGATCGTTGATTGTTACAATGTCACCTTCATTTTGGGATGTAGAAATTCCAGAGAACTCATCATCTTGAGATTCAATAACTAAATCGGAGAATTTCTTAAATCCAGAAGTATGATTTAAATCACTAACTAATGGATTCCAATCTTCATATTGTACTTGAGAGTTTACTGCATAGGAGAAGTATTGATAATAATCATTATCATGAATACGTTGAGTTCTCTCATTCAAGAAACCAACTTCATCTACAGATCCATCAGCAATAATTGCAGAGGCATTAATATCATAATATGCAATCGATTGAATAATGCTTTCAATTGTAGCAATACTTCCAGAAGATTCACCATAAATTCGTTCACCTTTCTCAAATTTACTATTAGTAAAGAGTGACAAATACTCATTATTTTGATCCCAAAACTCCACAACTCCAGTATTATTATTTGTTGTTGAATTTATCGTTTCATTAGTGAAGAATATACCCTTTTTCAGGGTTATTGTGAAGGTAGGGAAGTATTTTTGTGGTACTACTCTCCCAATATTTATCGCACTATTATAAACTCCTGGACCAGTTCCAATATCCAAATCTTTTAAACTATATGTGATAGTGGGATCACTTCCACCAATATTTGGAACTCTATTTGTCACAGTAAACAATAGATACCCATAGTCTTGGGAATTAAACCCAAAATTACCAAAACTATTAACTTCTGCAGGATCAGAAGAGACTGCGGTTTTTTCAACAATAATCTTATCACCGATTTCAAATGGGAAGTCGGAAAGATTGCTGTAACTGTTTGATAATGTTAACGTAACATCTCTAGTTATGGTATCATATGATATTGTTGAAATTCCAGCACCATTAGTATTATTGATTGCAAGGATTGTTGGAGTTACATCATATAAACCTTTAGTGTTTTTCTTAATGTCAACACCTTCATCATCATATACTAGTTCAACGTCATCAACAAGTTTTCCAGTGAATCCATCAAGAACAACTAAATCTGGTTTTGTGTTATATCCAATACCAGCAGTTTTGGGAGTAATGGAATCAAATGTTGATAGTGCTTCAACTCTAATAACTGTTGGTAAGAACGCTGTTGGTCTCAGAGTTTTATCAGAAGAGTAATCAAAACCAATGTCTTGAATATCAATTGATACACCCTCTTTCAGTGCACCAATAGTAGTGCTCTGAGGTACAATGATTGCACCACTTCCTATGGTTCCACCAATTGAAGTAACAGTTGGAAGAGTTGAGAACGATTTATTCGATTTAGAGATATCAAGAGTTCCTAGAGGTCCTCTAGCAGTCTTAGATGGAGTGCTGTACTCGAAAGAACTGTCTGGTAGAGTATACTCGTCAACTTCAAGTTTATTTGGTACAACAAAAGTAAATGATCTCGTAGTAATTCCAGTTATATTATGAGATCCATTTACATTACTATTCTCAATAATAATGCTGCTGTTATTGACGATATTATCATCATCAACGATAATTCTAGTTTTCGCTACTGGAATGCTTGAATTATTGATTGGAGTTAATTTGTAGTATAGAATGTTTGGAGTTCCATCATTAATTAACAATTCAGTTTTTGATCCAGACTGTCCAACGTTTCCTG